AAGATGAAGGACAACGAACAGCGCGAATTGGACTCAGATTTTCTGGCCTCTTGCACTGTGTCTTTCAATGGTTTCACATACAAAGACTTCACCGGCGTGGAAATGTTCCGCGAGGCATACAGTGACCCGTCGATCGGCTTTATCACCGAACAAGTGAATAAGGCGATCAGTGACTGGGCAAATTTTACGCCTCAGTCTGCGAAGACCTGATCCTCTATGCGAGGCAGTTGGCATGGTTTAACGCTGTGCCAACTGTGCCCGACAAGGGCAAATCTGTGGCTTCAGCAGACACAAAGCCTGAGCAGTTGACCAGGGCGCAGAAAATTGAGCGCAATGGTGGATTTCCGCGATTTCCAAATGTCGGTGACGCTGAGTATGTGATAACCTATTGGCACGATCTTGGCGTGATTGAAGCAGGGGCGATGGGTCCAGTCCCATTGTCATCAAAGGAAATTTTGAGTTGGCAAGAATGCACCGGGATTGATCTTCAGACTTGGGAATTTAGGGTGCTGCGCGAGATGTCTCGCACGTATCTGATCCAGGCCGAGGAGAGCAAAAAACCAGAATGCCCACCGCCTTATGGTGACCCGGTAAACGAGTTTGACCGAGGTTTGGTGAGCAAAAAGGTGTCCAACGCATTCAAGGCATTCATACAGGCGAAAAGGTAAAACCATGGCGACACCAGTCGGACAACTAACCATCGAGATGGCGGCCAACATTGTCCGACTGCAAAAGGACATGGACGCAGCCCGAAAGACAGTCGATGGTGCGATGGCCAGCATTTCAAAGTCTGTCGACAATGCAATGCGCACCATCGGTGGGTTGTTCGCTGGTGTCTCCATTGGCGCATTCGCTGGCAAGTTGGTGTCTGTCGAGCGCGAATTTGGCACACTCAATGCCAGTCTAGTCACCGTTACAGGATCAGCGCGAGAGGCCGACAAGGCTTTTGCCTTGCTGACCAACTTTGCCGCCACCACCCCATTTTCTTTGCAAGAGGTCACTTCAGCTTTCATTAAAATGAAAGCATTGGGGCTGGATGCCTCTGAAAGTGCTTTGCGCAGCTATGGCAACACCGCCACCGACTGTCTTGTTGGAGCGCATGAGGCCCAAGGCGTTGGCAGCCACCAGGGCTGTGGCCACATAAGGCATGGCAGTTGCGGCCATGGCGCCTGCGCTCAGGCCAGCCGACACGCCGCCCATGCCTGCTGCACTGTATGCGCCCGCAGCCGCTGAAATGCTGCCGCCGCCGAGGGTGGTCATGAAGCCGGTGGCGATACTGCCGCCAATGGCGCTCAGGCCAACACCGCCCAAAGTGATGGCCGATGAAAGACCGCCAGCAGCAGCCGATCCCGATGCACCCATGCCCATCAAGCTCAAAATGACGTTTGATGCACCTTGTGCAATGGGCTGGATGATGGGACGCAGCACCAACGTCTTGAACATGTTGATAAGGCTGTCGGCCAAGTTCTTGCCAAAGTCCTTGCCAGATTCAAAACCGCGCATCAGCGCATCGGTCAGGCTTTCCTCGATCTTTTCTGATGTTTTCTTGAACTCATCAGCCGCCGCCTTTGCTGTTGTCAAAAGGCTGTTATCTTCGGCCAGGTCAGCCTGCTGGCGCAGCAAACGCGCTTGCTCTTCCAGTTGATAGTTGCCGCCCTCAGTTGCAGCAGCAAATTCAAGATCTGTGGCAGTCGCACGCATGACAGCGACCTGACGCGCAAGCACAGCATCTTTGCCAAAACGCAATTCGTCGTTTTGCTCCATCAAAGAAACAACATTGGCACGCAATTCCTCTGTGTTTTTGGCTTGCTCTTCATTCAATTTGTCTGACAAAGCAATGGCCGCCTGCTGCGTCTTGGCCATGTCTTTCATCTCGGCATTGATGCGCTCAGTATTCAGCAACTCTTCGAGGCTTTGCGTGATCTTGATTTTCTGCGCATCATTGAGTTTGAGCGTGCCTGTCTGGATGTCTTGCATGACCTTCAATGCAAGTTTTTGGCTGTCGGACAGTTTCTCCGTTTGCTGCTGCTCCAGCAGCATTGCGCCATTCTTGTCGTTGATGTCGTTCAAGAGTTTGGTGTAGGCATCTTCCTGTTTTTTCAACTCTTTCAGGCGTTCTTTTTCAGCATCGGTCAAAACCTTGGTGCTTGTAGTCGCCTTGGCCTTGACAGGCTCGGCCTGGCGCAAAAGGCGCTCAGTCTCGGCCTGTGTCTGATTCAAACCGGCCTGCTCTTTTTCCAGTGCCTTGTTTGCATTCATGTAGTTCTGAATGCCAGTAATGGCTGGCACAGCAGCCGCTGTGATGGCCAAAATAGCCAAGGCAATGGGGTTGGATGCAAAGGCCAGAGTCAGGCCCACCACAGCCGTTCTGAGCGCAATAAACGCTGTTGCTGCTGCACCGATGCCAGAAACAATCGCAGGGCCAGCCAAGATCGCTGCAAATGCCATCAAAGCGACTTTGTTTTGTTCCATGAACTCGGTCAAGTTCTTGACCACAGTGCCAAGACCGACAACTGCTGTTTGTGCGCCCTGCACTGCCGACATCAGCAGTGGGCCTGTCATCTCATCATTGATGGTGCGAAACAGTGAGTCCCAAGAGTCGCCCAGGTTGCTGATAGCGCCATCGAGAGTCTTAGCCCTGGCATCCATCGCGCCAGCAAAGTCCACATCACCAATGCGCCGCAAATATGCTTCGATCTCGGCGGCGTTCTTGCCAATGTTGGTGCTGACACCTCTAAATGTCAGAGTGACCCGATCACCTTCAGATTTTGCGCGAATGCCAAATTCTTTCAGGCGCTCAAATTCGCCTGTGGCTGCATCGGCCACAGCCTCGATCATTTGATTCAGCGACTTGCCCATCGCGCTGGCCGTGTTGCCATAGCTGCGCAATGCACCTTCAGAGGCATCCAAGCCCAATGCTTTCATTTTGATGAAAGCGGATGTGACTTCTTGCAATGAAAATGGAGTGGTGGCCGCAAAGTTGGTCAGCAGCGCAAAGGCTTTGTCGGCCTCTCGCGCTGATCCTGTGACCGTAACCAGGCTGGCATTAAGTGTGCCGAACTCACGCTCGACAGAAACCAGCTTGCCTGCAAATGCACCAATGGAGACACCAGCGAACAATGTGCCGACTGTGCGCATGGCAGATTCCACGCTCTTGGTGATGCTGGCCATAGCCCCATCAACAGTTTTGCGTGCGCTTTCCATGTCCTTTTGCAGTCGGACAATGTTGGCTGCCATTTCAATCGTGAGTTGTCCAACTGCTGTCGCCATGGTTTACCTCTTAGCCTGTATGAATGCCTTAAATGCGTTGGTCACCTTCTTGCTGACAATCTCCCTGTCAAATTCGTTGACTGGATCGCCAAAAGGTGGTGAACATTCTGGTTTCTTGCTCTCTTCTGCCTGGATCAAATATCTGCGAGACATTTCTCGCAAAACCCTGAATTCCCATGCCTGAAGTTCAACACCAGTGCATTCTTGCCAACTCAAAATTTCCTTTGATGAAAGCGGAATTGGCCCCATACCGCCAGATTCCACTACCCCAAGGTCGTGCCAGTAGGTTATCACATAGTCAGCATCGCCGACATCAGGAAATCGAGGATTTCCACCATTGCGCTCAATTTTCTGCGCTCTGGTCAGTTCCTCAGACTTTGTGTCTGCTGAAGCCATAGATTTTCCCTTATCGGGCACAGTTGGCACAGAGTTAAACCATGCCAACTGCCTCGCATAGAGAATCAGGTCTTCGCAGACTGAGGCGTAAAATTTGCCCAGTCACTGATCGCCTTATTTACTTGTTCGGTGATGAAGCCAATGGACGGGTCACTGTACGCTTGCTGGAACATCTCTACGCCAGTAAAGTCTTTGTAAGTGAAACCATTGAAAGACACAGTGCAAGAGGCCAGAAAATCTGAGTCCAATTCGCGCTGTTCGTTGTCCTTCATTTTCTTGCCGCCCTTTTTGACGTACTCAAGAATTGCACGATTTCGCACGGCTGTGGCTTTTTGGAATGCCTTGGAGCCTGGGCCATAAACAGTGATGCTCAACTGCTTGCCATCGGCATCCAGCAAAGCCTCACCATCGACAGCTTCCAAATTAACAAGGGCAGTTTCTTTCACTGCCAGGGCTGAAATATCAAACATAGGTAACCTTTCGCGGGTTGAAAAATTGCCCGTGCTGGAAACAGCCTCACCCCGCGAAAGGCGAGAACTGTCCCCAGTCGGTGCGCGTTTTGCCATTGCTGGCAGATTTAAGCAGCCATCGATTCAACGATGCCAACACCAGCAGCGTTGGTGCTGATTTCCAAGCTGCATGTGGCTGTGGTGATCGAGTCAACCGAACCGACTGCAACTTTGAAAGACATCACTTTGGCTTGGAAGAAATAGCGATCACCGTTCTGGGTTGTCACCATGAAGCTGTAGTCATTGTCACTCAGGCTTGCGGCCTTCATGATGATCTGACCAGCGTCATCAGTGTCCAAGCCCAAAGAGAGAGTCATTGTGCCTTCGTTGAAGGAACCCTTAAACTTCTGTGTGCCGCGTGTGCCTACAGGGTTATGAGTTACCAAGGCAAATTCACGACCAAATTCACCCAGATCGGTGATTTCGCCAACAGTGGCTGGCACTGGGGATGTTGTAAAAAGTGTGTTGTAACCTGCACTGTTGTAGGTTGCGGGTGCGGATGCAGTGACTTTAAGAGTCGTCCCTGCTGATGTGCGGACTGTCATTTCGATTTCCTCTCGAGGTCATAGAGAGGGCCAACAGGGATGCTGGCATTTTTTCCGTGCTTTCACACGAAATCGTTTAATTGATGTCATTCGTAATACATCAACATGTAATCAACAGACTGGGTAAACACACCAATCTCATCATCTTTTTCAATCGGGCCAAGCCATTCAACTCGGCTGCTGATAACTGTTTTTCCCGCAAAAACTTGCTGAAGTTTGAAGTCCATTGCAGACCTAACAGCCTGCAATATGCTTTTCACTGCGCCGATGGATTTTGCAATCGGGTTGATCTGGATTCTAGCCCGTGCCATTTGATTGCCTGAAGAAAAATTCAGGTTTGGCATGGGTGTCGCATCAACAATTGTAAAAACAATGGCCGGGAATGCGCTGTTTTGTGGCAGTTGGCCCATTGCCCTGCGATCACCAACCAAGGCAATCACGCCAGCATTGTTCAGCATCGATGCCACGATCAATTCTGGATTCATATTTTGCCGATCTCTTTGGCGAGTCTGGTTGACACATACTGCGCGAAAGTCGCCACAGCCTGGTCGCTTGCACCATCAAAAGCCCTGCGCATGAATGGCTGTGGCTTGATGCCTGGATGCGTCACATTGTTGACGATCACGCCATTGAACTTGATCGCCTTTTTTGTGCGCTTGCTGATCTTGCCTGTTTTCGATGTTTTGGGGATCTTGTAAGGCTTGCCAACAGATCGGCCTGTGCCTGTGTAGTAACTGGCAGTGCCGAATTCCACCATCCTCGCATAGTAAAGATCAGTGCCAACATTCACCACCACTTTGCCTTTTTTGACGTTGGTGGATCCTGTCTTAATGCTGCGCTTCAAAGTGCCGTCATCGACTGGCGCGGCCTGCCTTGCGGCATCACGATAAACATTCGCACCAGCGCGAATCGCTCCGCGCATGATGTTTTTTTCAATGCGCACGGGCAATTCTTGCAGCATTTGGTGCAATTCTTTCAAGCCCTGAACATTGAAAAACTCATTGGCCATTGACGCTGCCCTCAGTGCAATCAAACTCAATGAACCGGCGATCTTCCTCGACATCGCGGCTGCTGGTGATGTTGAAAATGCGGCTGCCATACAAGATGCGCCAGGCATCGGCCTCAAGTGGTGGCATCAGCGTTTCGCTGTATCGGACTGTGACTGTGTGCGTCAGGATAGACTCAACCACCATGGCCGCATTGCGCATACGCTCTTTGCCGCCCAATGGCTTGACCTGCGCCCA